CATCATCACCTTTTTCAACATCGTTAGCCCTGTATTCCCGGTGGTCTGTCGGTGGTTCGTGTTCGTCCCCGCACACCGAGCATCGTTCAGAAGGAGAATAATGGCCCAGAGATTCGTGTTCGTCCCCGCACACCGAGCATCGTTCATACATCGAAGGAGAAGGAGAATAAAGGCCCAGAGATTCGTGTTCATCCCCGCACACCGAGCACTCGTCATTTATCGAAGGAAAAAAATATTTTCCTGATTTTGATACACTGTTCATTATATATAGATATAATAAAAAAAAAAGATTTCCTAATGCAAACAAGTTAACATATCCTCCACTTTCTCTACGTACTCTTTATTAATGTCGCAACCCTTGAAACGTCTCCGGGTATTTTTACACGCAAAAGCAGTGGTCCCTCCTCCTAAAAATGGGTCCAACACCAGGTCATTCTCCTTTGAATGTTTACGAATTAATTCTTCAAACAATTGCAAGTTTTTTTGAGTTGGGTGGATTTTATATTTCCCCGCCGCGATGGGGAACCGATAGACCCCCCGGTCGTAGGAACTATTAAAAGTCGGCTTCCCCACTTTAACCCCAAGCAACGCTATTTCCCGGCTGTTGGTAAGGTAGTTCACTTTGCTGTTGATGGGTTGGGGGTTGGTCTTGATCCACTCAAGGAACCGGATTTGTTTGAACTTGTATTTTTCCATGATTTCTTTCAAATAAGAGAGTTTCCACAGGTCGAACCAAATGATTAGGGTTCCCCCCTTGCGTAATTTTTGGTAAAATTGTTGGATGAACAAGTCCAGCTGGATCAACGAAAACTTTTTGTCCCATTCTCCGTAATCCGTTTTGTTGCAATATTTCTTCCCCAATATGGTTCCATGCAATAGATAATTCTCTTTTGACCATCCGGGACCCAACTCTTCATCTAGTTCTATTTTGGGTTTGTTTAATTTTTTCTTATACTGAATCCAATCCTCTTCGGTCTTGACATATTTGACCCCTTTCTTTTTGTTTTCTTTTACCAAATCGTAATGTTTATTCATCCCGGTATCTTTCGAAATGGAATAGGGCGGGTCGGTCAGGATTAAGTCCACCGACCCGCCCTCTACTTGTTTTAAAAAGTCTATGCCATCTTTACAAGCTATTTCTATTTCGGTCTCGTTAGACTTTGTCATCGCCAACGAAGGTGATATTACCTTAATACAGCTTTAACAATTTTTATTATTCAGAGCCGCAAGTCGGAAAGACATTGTTGGTGGGAGAAATGAATTCTACATTTCAATCCAGCTCGACCGAACACTAAAAATATTGAAACAAATGTTGCTCTTTGGCGGCATATCGGACACACGTTGATATGGCAGGTGTAGACGAGTTCAACGAATCATCCTTGGTGAACGAGATGGTGTTTCTGACATTCTCCCCTCCAAATTGGCCATTCCATTTTTTGAATTTAAAATATTCAAAAAAAAAAAGGTTCAATATTATAATATTATAATATTATTTCATTTATGTAAAAACGATGCAGTCTCTTATTATTGGAATACTTATAGTAGTTATCATTCTTATATTAACTTGTTGGTATTGGAGAAAAGAAGGTTTTTCCAACGTCAGCCGAGACCGGGTTTATACTGCCGACCAAAACTCCAACACAGTTTCGGTAATTGACCCGGCGTCCAACAAACTACTCGGAAGAATTAACCTAGGAAAGTCCCGCTTCCAGGGCATCCTCAACCCGTTGTACGCGGGCGAGATAAACGTCCACGGTCTCGGGTTCGCGCCCGACGGAAAACACATCTGCGTCGTCTCCCACGGAACGCACAGTGTAAATATTATCGATACGGCAACCAACAAAGTGGTCGCCCGGAAGTACGTCGGGACCGCCCCCCACGAGTGTTTTTACACGGCCGACGGGAAAGAGGTCTGGGTGGCAGTCCGAGGGGAAAACTACTTGTCGGTTCTGGATGCTCGCCCTGAAGCCGGCACGCCTTCGGACAATATCCCTACGCTCCGCGAAAAAGGACGCGTGCGAACGGTCCAGGGACCCGGCATGGTCATTTTCTCGAGCGACGGGAAATACGCCTATGCAAATAACAGTTTTAACGCAGTGTTTCAAATGATCGACGTGAAAAAGCGCAAAGTTATTAAAACGCTCAAAAATTTGAAAAGTAAGTTCTCTCCGTTTTTGTTTTTCTCTCCCGACGAGAAAGAGATTTGGCTGACTCACAAAGATTCTGGGTATATTACCCGCATCAAAGACGTGGGCAATCCGGACAAAATCCACGTTGCTGAAACCGTCCGCACTGGGCTTGTGACCAACCATTTATTTCCGATTCGAAAGGGGAACGACTTGTTTATTTACGTTGCCGTGGGAGGGGAAGACCTGGTTAAAGTTTACAAGGCGGGTACAAAAGGGCGCCCGACCACTTTAGTGGCTCAGATTCCGGTTGCAGCACGCCCTCACGGCATTTGGAGCAACGCGCCCCGGCGCGGCGCCGAAGCGACTCGCCTGTACGTGGGGGCTGAGAACGGCGACTCGGTCACGGTGATTGAAGCAGATACCAACAAGGTGGTGGATGTTATTCCTATCGGCCAAGCCCCGCAAGCCCTTATTTATGTCCCAAAAGCCGTTAATAAAGCTCACGAAGGGCGAGGAAATTTGGAAGACCTTAGCGAACCCCGCCCCACCAATTTTTTGCTTTACGCGCCCAACCGGCCGCACACACCAAGAGGGTTTGTCGGGCTAAGGACCTCTGGGGAAGTCGATCTTTTCACGCTCAACGCGTTCGGGTTGGACCCGCGCGCCCATTACAACCTTTACCTTCAAGTTCCCCCCACGAATAAGTATACGGAACTGGCACAGTTTGTGACCAACGATGACGGGATGGGGCACGTCCGGACTGTCGGGCCGCTACGGGATGTGTTTATGCAACCGAGACGATGGAAAGTCTCGATCGTTCCGGAAGATTCTGATCCGTCCCCGAAAACAACTATTCTGGAAAGCCGGGGACCCAATACTACGATTGCTATAAAACATAAAAAATATACTCCAGAAATTTAACGCGATTTTATCAACCAGTCTTTCACTAGGATAAATCCATGGGTTGCTGCGGGTTAAATGTTCTAGTTGCAAAATTCACCACTGTAATGTTATTATTTCTCCACCAGATAGAAATAGCTTCAACGCCTATATATGTTTTGTTTGGTTGCGGATCCAGGAGAACCGGTGTTCCATCATTATCTTTTGCTAAGATGATTGCATGTCCAAACGTGTTTTCTCGTTCAATTCCCATTACACACATATAATTAATATTCAACATATTGTCAAAAATATTATTAAAAGCATCGAAATTATATATTTGGTGTAAATTATAGTCATAGGATGCACGAACCAAACGGCCACCGACGTCGTGGACAATAGGCTGGATCCGTTCGACTTCTTTAAACAAAATTAACCAATTTTGTCTATTAAAACCATGTGGAAACTCACAAGCTTTGATAGCGGCGAGTTGGGGTGGTAAGAGTCCGAAGAACGACATAACATTAGGAACACAATCATTACAATGTTGTTTTAGGGGTTTCCAAGAAACTATTCTCTTGTTGGTTAATTTAATTTGGAATAATTTTTCATCTCCAGAATGATCGACTAGAATATCACCATAACCTTCCCAAATGTACATGTTTTTCATAGAATCAATCAATTCAAGTTCACGAGCTCGCTCAACTTCAGGATACTTACCTTCTTGTCCTTCTTCAATGTTTTTCGGTAAAGGTGAATCGGCGGTGTCATCACGCAGACTGTCTTCTATTCTATCTTCTGTTGAAATATATTTGGGCCAATCATTTTCCCAGCTCATTTTATATACAGAATATATAATTTTTTAGGGTTTTATATTATACGCAATGTTTCAAGTTAGTACGACTCGACCGTTTCCCGATCTGATGGCTGAGGCGATGCAACGAATGGTGGAACAGATGGCAAAGGCACCGGCGGAGTCGAGCGGCAAATTGGACGCGGACTTTGTTGGCCAGATGATCCCCCACCACCAGGGAGCCATCGACATGACGCGGGCAGTAGCGTTGTACGCCCGAAAGGGCGATCGAGCTATCCGGAATCTGATAACGACGATTCTTACAACCCAACCCGACGAAATCCGCCGCATGGAGGCTATCAACCCTTCGCGTCTCCTCACTCCGCCCCAGTACACGAAGAATGCCGACAGGATTGAGGAGAAAATGATCTCTTACATGAACGTGGATTTCGCAACGCCTGTCCAACTGTTTGTGGAGATGATGATTCCCCACCACAAAGCCGGCATTGCAATGGCTAAAAATTATTTAATGTTTGGTAAGAACCCCCGGCTGAAAAATCTGGCTCAAGGGATTATTGTAGAGCAAGAACACGAAATCCGACTGATGCACTTGTGGAAACAGAATCATATATGAACTTTATGTAGGTCCGCCCGATCGGATAGTTTCGACCAAGTCTTGATTATAGTAATCTCCGAATCTTTTAAAATTTTCCTTAAATTTAACCACCAGGTTTCTTTCTGCTTTATCATAGTTAGCTGGGTTTTCCCACATCTCTCTCGGATTAAAATAACAATCAGGAACGCCCGAAATACCTTTTGGAACTTCCAACCCAAAACATCCCCCGCGGCTACCGTTATCCGATTCCATATTCTTTTTTAGAGTTCCACTATGAATAGCATCAATAATAACCCGGCTGTATTGAATAGGGATGCGTTTATGGTGGGCCGGACCATAAGGTTGCCCTACCCATCCCGTCGAAATTAACCACACCGTGCACTCGCCGTACTCGCGTAGTTTTTCTTCAAATAGTTCGGCATATTTCAAGGGGTGCCATACTAAAAAAGGTTCTCCAAAACATGAACTAAAGATAGGGATTGGTTCTTTAATTCCAATTTCTGTCCCTGCTACTTTAGAAGTAAATCCGCTAACAAAATAATACAAGGCTTGTTCTTTAGACAATTTGGCCGCAGCAGGAAAAATCCCAAGCCCGTCGCAGGTTAAAAAAATGATGTTTCGAGGATGGCGACTCAAGCAAGGAATAATCGCGCCATCAATATGGGAAATAGGATAACTACACCGAGTGTTTTCTGTTATGGTTTTATCAGTAAAATCCGCAACCCGAGAAAGGGTGTCGAAATTAACGTTTTCTAGAATCGCCCCATATCGAATCGCGTTGAATATGTCGGGTTCATTGTCTCTTGAAAGATTTAAACATTTGGCATAGCAGCCTCCTTCAATGTTAAATATACCATCTTGAGTCCACACGTGTTCATCGTCGCCAATCAACCCGCGTTTAGGGTCAGCGCTTAAGCTTGTTTTTCCGGTTCCACTTAATCCGAAAAATAACGTCACGTCGTTTGGGTCATCTAGACCGACATTACAACTCGAATGGAGAGAGAGATGTCCATGTTTGGGCATATAATAGTTCATAATAGTAAAAACCCCTTTTTTCATTTCTCCGGCATATTCGCTTCCCATAATTATCATTTCTTTTGTTTTGAAATTAATGGCAATAGATGTAGAGCTAGTCATACTATTCACATATTTATTGCATGGAAATGAACCTGCATTATATATGACGAAGGCGTCATTCCAATCTTTTAATTCTTCTTCCGTTGCCTCGACTAGCATGTTTTTCATAAAAATGGCATGATAGGGTCGATTACAAATAATTCGCACCTTTAATCGTAAGTTTTTATTCCAACCTGCCCATGCATCCACAATATACAATCGCTTTTGTAAATTCAAATAATCGATGGCGCGTTCGCGGTTCATTTTAAATCCGATACTATCCATGGGATAGTGGGGCATCGCTTCCGCGCCCCACCAAATATCTGCCGCTTCCGCGTCATCGTTGTCGCGGACAATTCGTTTGTCTAGCGGCGATCGTCCTGTTTTAACGCCGCTTCTAGTGACCAGGGCGCCCCCCCGGATTAGATATGTATCGTCGTCAAAACGTAGTCCGTCTTCATACAGTTCTTCTAATGTAGGGTTTCTTTTAACAATAGGAGTTTTGAGGCTAATGTGTTTTAGCGAAAACGACCGGTGGACAATACTGGGGCGGTCGACGTCGTCGCATAACAGACCGCGGTAAAATTGCTGACCAGTAAAAAAATTTTTACTGACTTCGCGGCTCTCAATTAAAGATGATTTTTCAATCATTATTACATTAATAAAAAGAAATTTATAACTTTCTTTTTAATTTTAAGTTTGTTGAATCCTGCTGGGACTGTTTTTGGATCTCGTTTTGCAAATACCGGTGGTAGCTTTGGTTAATCTCCAAAATCAAAAACTTTAGTCTGAGACAGATCAGTATCAGGGAGAAAGACTGACCTAACCAAAGGACCAAGAGCGAGTGGAAGCACAATGTTGTCCGTTTTGAACTGGTTCATGAACGCCGAGCTCTGCTCTTTCTTCTTTGGACTTCCAGTAAACTGGAATATAGTCATTCTTTTTTAAACTTGGAAAAATTCTAATGTTGTTTCTCCTGGTACAGTTTGGCCGCCACGATCAAGCAGGAACTCTACGATGTAGGGAAAAGGTTTCCAGATTCGTCACGCTTGTTGTGTGGTTCCCCCCCACCTGTTTCGTACCTGTGGTGGCAACAAAAAATGGGTTCTCGCTGCTGCTTCTTTGCGTTTTTGTTCTGCTCTCTCTCTGTAGTTCTTTATCATTACTTTTTATTTTCTATGTGTTTACCAAAAAAAAAGTGGACGATGTTGAGGGTCAACCTGAAGTGCAGTTTGGATATACCGATACCGCACTGATTGAGGCTTCATTGTTTCGACATATGGATGTGGTCAAACGACTGTTGGACTGCAAACAAATTGATGTTAATATGCAGACGAGGGTCAGTGGAATGTTTGATTGCGTACACATCCCTTCTCCAAATTCTTTCCCTTTTTTTTTGAAATATTTTTTTAATTTAAAAAAATGTAGGGTGGATGGACCGCACTGCTTTGGGCTTCACGAGAAGGACATTTCGATATGGTCAATCGACTGTTGGCGTGGGCTGCTCCACATGGACAAATCTTTTTTTTTTGTGTTTGGAAAAA